CCGCCGATACTTCGGCGGCGTACCGGAGAGCCGCTCCGCGGCTCTCCCTTGTCAAATTATCAAAAGTTTTCAGACATTCCTATTAATGTCTATTATCCTCTTTTCTCGAATACTGCTTTTTTCAATGGTATTAACTTTTTCTTGTTTATGTCATAGATGCCTATGTAATCTTTAGGTCTTATTTTGTTGTCTGCTCCAATGTATGCATTCTGATCTGTCGTTTCTGCGTAATAATAATCTTTGTCGTCTATTCTGATCTTTGCATGATTTGTGTTTATTTTGTTTTCGTCTTTAACGTGCATTCCTACAAACGCATGGCCTTTTGTATATATTAATACGGCTTTGTATTCTTTTGCCAGTAATAGACTTGCCAGAGCTTGCGATTTTTCGTCGCAGTCTCCTGACATCAATGTCATTACTTCATTTGGATTTTTTTGATTATTTTTATTCAGGCAATATCGTAAATTCGTTATGTATTTGAAAAATCGATCTTTTTCGCACCATTCATCGCCATTACATCCCTTCGATAAATTGGTTGCTGTTTCAATCGTTTCTTGGTTGACTGTAACGTCGATCCAAAAATTTTCTTTCCCGATTACAACGATCGAGTTCTTGTCGATTGGTCTTTCATATTCATGCGCGATCAATTCATTTCTATTTATATTTTTTTCGTTTTTATCGGGTTCTACTGTTTGATTGGTTTTTTTGTCAAGCATGACATTTAAAATGATTAGTCCGACTATCAATAATCCTAACACCAATCTTTTCAAATCTATCACCTTTACTTCAATCTAAATTTTCCGTTACTTGCTTCTTTTCTTATATCTTCTAGCTTTTGTAAATGTCTTTTTGTTTCTTCGATACTTTCGTCTAATGCTAAACCTTGATTTATTAATCTCACTAAATCTGGCTTTTCTTTTTCCCAATTATCTAGCGATCTTAATGATATTCCTAACATTTCCGCCAGTTCTTTTCTTGTCATTTCGTATTTCCTAATATATTTATGCAAATATTGCATATTTTAAGGTTTTATTTATATATTTGCGTATATAGTTTTAAATATCTGCAAATATTGCATATAGGAGTGATAGCCATGAAAACAGAAAACCGCCAAATCTCACCTCTTGGTAGATCGACTAAGAAGAAAAACGCAGGTCTATCACTCCATACGACGCCCCCTCTTTTTTTCGTAGTGGGGGATTCATTCACATATTATAACGAAGTTCCTTTTCTCTGGCGTCTTAAAAAAAAAGTTCCTTACGTTCAAATCTTTGGGCGTTTATCTCGTTTATCGTTTTCAATTTAACGAACTTGGACTTTTGACCTGATCTATCGCCCCCGATTCGGGGGGCGTAATAAATACCGATCTCCGGCGCAGACTATCACTCCCGCCGGGTCAACAACAACGGAGAAGATAGAAAAAATTTTGCCTGAATAGGAGTGATCCCATGTCTGTAATTAGTCAAGGTTTTTCAACCAATTACACAATCAACAAAGTTGAGACCATTAAACCCGGTGCCGCCGGAAAAATGGACAACGGATACGATTACAAAGCGTCCGTTAAATTCCTCACCCGCAACATTGTTACTCGTGACAATCAACAAGTAGGACTTCAAGAAGTCGAATCTACTCTTGAATTTGTTATCCCTTGCGATTCAAATGAACAAGCGTCTCTCGTTACTGAAGCGATTCGTAAACTTCGTGAAACCGGATCGATCTTTACGATCTCTGGCGATCTTCCCGTTAAGTTTGATCGTAATGCTTACCCTTTTGTTAAATCGTTTGACATGGGTGGAGAATTTCTCAAAAAAGTTGAATCAATCACAAAGATCAAAGCTGATGCTAAGGCGGCCTCATAATGAAGTTCGTGGCATTGTCGAGGGGTTTTTCGATGCTCTCCCCATGTAAGCCCACAACATTTCTATTTAAGGGGTTTCCCATGAAAAAGTTTCTTGTTGCTTTGTTTGCCGCTTTTATCGGCTTGACACAAAACGCTTCTGCCGCTCTGACTGCCGCTGACGTCGATATGACTGCCGCAACGTCTGACATGGCTATCGTTTTCATTGCCATTCTTGGCGTTGCTGTGGTTGCTTTCGGATACAAACAAATCCGCCGCATGATCTAAGTGAAAATTCGATGAAGATCACAATGCTTTTTTTTATTGTCGCGGTGATCTTCTCGGCTGACGCTTCCGCGTTTGCTGATATGTCACAAGTTACCAACCGCGCCGCTGATCTCGGTATGACTACCTCTGACTATGTTTTTTCTATGTCTGTCGCGGGTACTTTGACGGGCTTTTTGTTCGGTCTTTTTCTTTGGAAGTTGTCGTAATGAATACCTTTTTAAATTTTACGTTTACGGGTGATCCCGCGTTTGATTTCTTTTTTTCTATAACCGCTTCTTTCGGTTTGGCTTTTTTTATCGGTACTTCGGCAATTTTGATGTTTAAGGATAAATAATCATGCAACTTATATCAATTTCGACTTACTCGTCTTTTTTTATATGTGTTGCTTCGATGGGGGTTTTCTATGCGTAAAATTATTCTTATTTCTTCTTTTTGTTCTTCCCTTTTACTTGGTCAAGATTGTCCTTTACCTCTTAATTATCACACTTGGAAATATACCGCTAATCTCAATTTATCATGTGAAGGTTACGCTTGCGGCACCTGTGGTTCTCCTACTGGTTGTAGTTTCGGAGGTACTTTTTGTTCTGGCTATTATAAAATTGAAACTCAGCAGAGTAATTGTAACGAGTCCACTTGTTCTTATACTCGTAGAAAATATATCCCTTCTACAAGTACCACTTGTGACACCGTTTCCGGTGCCTATAAACTTGGGGATACTTGTTATGGTGGCTCTGATCCTGATCCTTTTAGAGATGGTGAACTAGCGGCTTATGATAATGATCCACAAGGATGCGATGGAGCGGGCGGGATTATGATGACTAATGGTCATTGTAATACTACGGGCGAAGCTATTTCCGAAATTTTCCAAAATCCTCAAGCCGTTGTCGGTGCTATGCTGACAATCGGTGGTATTGCTTTTGCGGGCACGGGTATTGTCGCTTTACCTATAACTGCTGGTGGTTCTGCTCTTGCTGTTTCTGCGGGTTCTATTGCTACTCTTGCGGGTCTTGGAATGATGGGTATAGCGGCGGGTGGTGCTATCGCTTACAATCCGTCTAACTCTGTGCCTTCTTCCGATATGACGAGCGGCGAAACTCGTTTAAAAGTCAATTTGTCTAATTATAACGGTTCTAGCGGTTCGACTGTCACGGCTACCAATACGACAACGGGTAAAGTCGAAAGTGCTACTCATGTTCCCGAAGCTGTTAAAGCCTCTTTGAATAATGCTTCAAATGTTGATACTTCTACCGGACAGTTAATTGAACCTATTTCACTTGCGGGCGTTCAATCCACTACTTACGATTATGATACAAATACCGCTACTACGGTTACTCATGCTCCTACATCAACAAGTTCTGTCCCTGTTGTTTCAACTACTACCAGTTCGTTCACCGTTACCCAAAATCTCGATGGAACTGTTACAACTGTTCCTACCGATTCTTCTTCCGTTCCTACCGTTTCGGGTTCTGGTGGCGGAGTTGTTGTTTCTGCTCCTTCTTCTTATTCTGGTTCTGGTTCTGGTACTGGTACTGATACTGGTACCGATACTGGTACCGATACTGGTACCGATACTGGTTCGGGAACTGGTACCGGAGACGGTACGGATTATATGGGCGTTTTGAATGACATTAAATCTAATACCGGCGCTTCTTCTGGTTTCCTTTCTGACATTAAATCTCTTTTGGATGGTTCCGGTTTATCTAATGATCCGTTAGATGACGGATCGGATTCGTTTTCCTCTCTTGGCGGCGACGCTGAAAGTGCGATTTCCGGTTTTGTTTTTACTGATCCACTCGGTTTAAATAATGTCGCTTCTTCCTCTGTTGACACTTACTCCTTTACGATCATGGGTCACACTTTTGTGCTTTTCGATCAAGCGTTATTAAACTCTTTGCCTCTTGAAATGATCCGTAACATGATGCTTTTCATCTTCGGCTTACTCGGCTTTATAGCCGTGTTTAAAGGGGTCTAAATGCCTGTTTTGATTTGGTCATTGCTTGGTTCTGCTTTTTCTTTTTTGGTTAAGCACCCTTTCGTTTTAAAGATGATGACATTCGGCGTTTTTATCGGTCTGATTACCTATGTGATCGATTTTATTATAGGTCTTGTCGCTCCTTATCTTTCCAATAATGGACTTTTTGTAATTGCGGCTCAATTTGGCGTTCTTCAAGGTATTAGCCTTTATATCACTATTATTCTGGCTGGCTTTGGAGCGAAACAAGTTTTAGCGTTTGTCCGGTCATGATTACCTTTTTCACCGGAAAACCTCGAAGCGGTAAATCGTATCGCGCCGTTTGGTACATTCAAAAAAACTTCATTGATCCAAAATCTTCTACATATTCCAAACATCATTATCTCTATACGAATATTGGCGGCTTTAATCACGATCATGTAAACGATCTTCTTTCCAAAAATCCACTTGAGATAGATGATGAGCAATTTGTTAAAGAGTCTTTTGCTATTGATTGGAAGGTTCTTTATTCGCATTTTAAAAAAATGTATGAAATGTTTCAGGCGGAAAAACCCGACGAGGAAATACTGCGTTACGCTCGTTATCATAAGCTCACTCCCGCTCTTTATGTTTACGACGAGGCGTACAAATACTACACTAAAAAATCTGATCCCGTTTTAGTTTTTATCAACGCTTATCATGGTCACCTCGGAATGGATATTATTTTTATTATCCACTCTTTCAAACTTATGCACACCGACTATAAGATACATACGGAAGAATTTATCGACGCGCAGCCGAAGTCCAAAAATCTCTCCGATAAATCATTTCGTTACAAATTTTATGCAAGTGAATTTTACAGTCGTGATCCTTCGTATCATAGCGATTCTATTCGTGCCGATAATGCTATCTTTGCTCTTTACAAGTCCGGTGATCTTCACTCTCCTAAAAAAATCCTACATAAATTTTTTGGGATCATTATTGTCGGTTTGCTTTTTGTCGTTTTTATGATTTATCAGCTTTTTAATTCTTTTTCCGACGATATTACAACGCCTCCGCCATCTGATTCTAACAGTACAACTTCTTCGACCTCTAACACTCCGCCTTCTTCGTCCAAGTACGTTTTACTTCGTGTCCGTTGCGATGATCTTAGTTGCTGTCGCGTCGATCCGTCTTTTGTTGTTTCATACGTTCCAAAGCTCTTTTTTTACGAGCTATTGAACAGCGTTGACAACGTTCCCGTCGCTTCTTCTACCACTCGCATTTTTGACGTAAACGTCACCGATTCGATTTACAAAATCTCTGCTGATTCTATGGCTCTTTTTTCGTTTTGGAATATCTCTCTTGATCCCAAAGTCAAGGGGCGCGAAAAATCATTTGACAGCGTTGGAGGTATAATCTAATGTACCGTATATTGTTTTTCATTTTCGTTTTTTTCGTTACTCTCGTTCAGTCACTATATAGCGGCGAATTGGTTCCTCCCCGCCCTTTAACAAATGTTCCCGTCCCTACCGCTAAAGGCATTTTAAAGCCGCCTCCGCCTCTTGTTTCTTCTTTGGATCAAATGAGCTTAAACGAGTTCATCAAATACGCGTCAAAAACTCTTAAAAAAAATATTCTGGTATCTGGCAAACTGGACGGTTCTATCGATTATCTTTCCAACGAGGATTTTAATAAGCGCGATATGCTTTTGCTTCTTCGTTCGGTTCTTCAAGTCAATAATTATGTTTTGATAGACAACGGCTCTTTTTTTAGCGTTATTCCCGCCGATAAAATCGCTAAATTCCCTTCGACACATGGGCGCGGATCGGTCAATAAATTCGATTCTAAAATTTTTAAAATCAACTACGTTAACGCTTTGGCAATTCTCGAAGCCGTTAAAGTTCATCTATCCCCGTCCGGTTCCGTTTTTGGCGTTCCCGAAAACAAATCTCTTATCGTTTCCGATTTTCCCGATAATCTCCGTAAGATTTCTTCAATCGTCCGCGAAATTGATTTTAAGACGGCTCCAAAGCCTTCCGTCGTTCAATCGTATCAACTCGTCAACTCCTCCGCCGATTCCGTTTTAAAGACTGTTTCCGGTCTTTTCGGTGTCGATGGTAATAATACTTCTTTGAAACTTTCCGTTAATAAGGAACTTAACTATTTAATCGTTTCCGGCGATCCTGAACAAGTCGAAAAAATATCTTCCGTTGTCTCTGAATTGGATCGTGAACAATATCAGGTTTATTTACAAGTCCGTATCATTGAATTAAACAACGATTTAAGCTCGAAAATCGGTCTTAAATACGGTTTAGACGGCGGTATCGTTTCGGCTTCTAACTTCTTTACATTCTCCGCTAACCTTGGCGGTAAATCCGTCGCTCCGGTTGATTCTTTGGTATCCGGTTCTCTTTCATCTTCACTCGGTAACGTCAAACAGCTTTTGTCTATCGGTGCCGCGCTTGATCTTCTCCAAAGTGAAGGAGTTAGCAAAACGGTTTCCGATCCTTCTCTGCTTTGTCTTAATAACAAGGATTCAAAAATTGTCGTCGGTAAATCGCTTTCGTTTCTTTCCGGCTCGACTACCGGAAGCGCGGGAACCTCCAACGCTTTAAACCGTTCCGACGTTGGTTTAAACCTCTCTGTCCGTCCTTTGGTTGCGAACAAAGACAAATTAACGCTTACCATCGATGCCGTAATGGAAAACATACTCCCTACGCTTGATAGTAACAACCAACCTATGACATCGAAACAGCAGATTAAGACCGATTCTATCCTTCATCACGGAGAAACTATCGTGCTCGGCGGCTTTGTAAAATCCTACGATTCAAAAAACGATAACTCGATCCCTTTTCTCTCTGATCTGCCTTTAATCGGTTCGGCGTTCAAACACGATTCTACGGTGAACCAATCCGATACTTTACTTCTGGTCATTACCCCTTACATCATCGATGATAGCCGCACATTATCATCGTTACAAAATGATTTGGGTTTGCTCGGCCAGATTCAAAAAACGTATAACGAAACTTTGAATTTTAGATAATCAAAAATAGGAGTGATAGCCATGAACAAATACGGATTAAGCCCCGACGATCTCAAATATTGTCGCGATAAAATCGAAGCACAACGATCTTATCTCTCAAATAATCATTTTCACACTTCGACGGGGCAAGTTAAAAGCCTCCTCGATGTTTCATTCTCTGCGAACATATCGGAGCGTTATTACTCTCAACTTTCAAACAAGATTAATACCATGTCCGATCTCGCCAAATCGCAAAATCTTAAGCCGACGTTTCTCACCATTACTCTCGATGGGTTTTTTCGCGGATTGCTTACGGGCAATTATTCCAAATGGGACAGACTGAAACCCGATAAACAAACAGACTACCTTCGCCATATTCCTAATAATGACACTTACGGATTCCTTCGCGATAAAATCGCTACTCGATCACGTTTCACGTTCAAAGACTGTTATAACGTCCTTGCTTTCCAATGGTATCACTATTCAAGCGGATACGCCTTTAAAAAGCTCAAAAAAGATCATAAGCAATTTATTTACCTCAAAGCTGCCGAACCTCATAAAGACGGCGTACCGCATTTCCATGTTCTTCTTTGGATACCTGGCAATTATTTTGATTCATTTAAAAAAGATTTTGAACGGTATTTTCCCGCTCCTCGAAACCATAAACCGATTAAGGACGGAAACGAAGGGGACACACACGGTTTCCAAACCGCTATACATAATCCCGTTGGTTACATCATGAAATACGCTACTAAGTCATTCATGGATTTGCGAACCGGAGAGGACTTAAATTATCTTCAATCTTGGTACATCAAACATAAAATCAGACGGCTTACAACGTCACATTCAACGATTCCACAATGGGTCTATCAAAAGTGTTACGCGCTTGAAGCCGATTGGTTCCATCTTACCGATCTCTATAAACGTGAACCGCTTCTCTGTGAATGGTCTAAAGACGATGATTGGTTTCAGCTTATTGAGGATTCGGGGCGATCTATTGAATATGATAACGGTCTGCTCACGCTTCGCTATATCGATGGCCCGATAATTAAACAGCTCGGCGAAAAGTTGGATCGTCCAAAAACCCAACTCAAATATATTGAACCCGTTCCCCCGAAATGGATGAAACCAAAAGATAAAAAATACATCGAATGTGACTTCGACGGCGAACACTTTCTCTATCATCATGGCGAACTTATCAAACCGACGTCGCAACCTAAAAAAATGAGTGATTACGCACTTTTGCAATATTGGCAGTCTATCGATCTCGAAACGGTGAACGCTCACCATTTCGCTCATGTTAAGAATGAAATGATTACTCGCGGACTTATCGTCGGAGAGATCATCGCTCTTGAAAACAATCTTGAATCTAAATTATGGGGGTATGATTATGTGTAGCGTTCGTCTTTGTCCAGTTTGTGGTAATCCTATTACTAAGATTGATAAATTTAAACCTTCTACTTATTGTGAAAATGATAGTTGCCGTAATTATGCCAAGTTTAAAACCGCTTTAGAAAAAGCTATTGTTGAAATTAAGCCCACTAAGGAAGCTCGGAAGATCATTCGAGGGGATATGTTTAGATTATGTAATTTATTGGGTAACGGTACGGATACTCTATGATGTTCGATCACTATGCAAACCTTTATTTGACATTCAAAGAGAATGATCTCAAAGTCTCTACGTTTGACAAATACAAGGGGATTGTAAATCAGCGGATTCTAAACTCTCCCCACTTCGCAAATAAGCCTATTACTGATATAAAAACCTCTGACGTTAAAATGTGGCTTCTCGGCATTAACGACGTTTCCGTTAAATCCAAACGGCACTACATGGGGGTCTTAAAAGGTATCTTTGACGAAGCTCTCTACGATGAAGTGATTGAAAAAAACCCCGTCTCTCGGATCAGATTTCCAAAATACGATAAACCGATTATTTATCCTTTTACAAGTGAGGAAGTTCAGGGGATTATTAAAGCCGCAAAAAACGATAATTATCTTCGCTATCTTCAAATCGCTTTCTTTACTGGTATGCGTTCCGGTGAAATTATCGGACTGAAAAAAGAGGATATTGATCTCAAGAACCGTTTAATCAAGGTTCGCCGTTCTCGCTCTCGCTTCGGTGAATCAACTCCCAAAACTCGTGGATCTATTCGCGACGTTCCTATCCTCGATGTTCTCTATCCGTTTATCTCCGATCTATATGAAAAACACGATCACGAATATCTTTTTATTACTCAATACAAAGAACCGTATCGCGATACTAATGTTTTCGTGAATAAGTTTTGGAAACCCTCGCTCGATGAACTCGGTCTATTTTATCGCCGTCCGTATAATACCCGTCACACTTATGCTACAAATCTTCTTTATCGTAATTTGGTAACACCCGTCGAACTCGCTCAACTCTTGGGACACACTTCGACCGAAATGGTCTATAACGTCTACGTTGCTTATTTGGATCAAAATTACAAAACATTTGATCGATCAATTTCGATTTATGGATAATAGTGTGACTCGGCAGCTTGTATTATCACTCTTTTCAGGTATCGGTCTTTTTGATCGTGCTTTTCGAGAAGCGGGTTTTGTTGTTGTTTCTGCGGGTGATCTCATTCTCGGTCAGGACATCAGAGACTTCAAAGGTATTGAGGGTCGATTTGATGGAGTCATCGGTGGTTCTCCATGCCCTGACTTTTCCGACGCAAACCGTGACCGTCCGGGTATAGAAAATGAATGGTGCTACGGTCTTGAAATGCAAAACGAGTTTATGCGTGTTGTTCTCGAATGTTCCCCCGTTTGGTACTGCTATGAAAACACTCGCAACGCTCCGAATATCATTATTGATGGTTACGATCATCAGCGTATCGATATTAATCAAAGTTGGTACGAGGATGTTTATCGTCTCCGTCATATCCAATTCGGACATAAAGAGGGTAAAAAAATATCATGGGATAGAGGTGTGACTCGTCCTGGGAAGAAAAGTGCGGCACTTGCTTCCGATTCTCGATCATTTCGCGAGCTTTGCCAAATTCAAGGGCTTGAAGATTCTTTCGATCTTCCTGATTTTACGGTTAAGGGTAAAAAAAAGGTTGTCGGTAACGGTGTCCCTTTTTCTATGGGGCGTGTCATTGCTAATGCTGTCCGTGACTGTACCGGTTTTAATATCTGTGACTCGTCGATCGTAACTAATTGTGACTTTTATGGTGATAATAACTGTGACTTTGCAGCACCTATTCGCTGTGACTCGCCGGCAATCAAAAAATATTGTGCTTGTGGTTGTGGTCGTCTTATTTTTGGTCGAAAGAAAACTTATGATGCAACGTGTAGAAAACGTCTTTCTCGATTGAATAAGGGTAAGTTGGGGGATTTTTATATCTCTTAA